TACAAAGAATAATGGAATCATTTGAACAAGACTCTGAAAGAGTTCCTACTTACGAAGCATTAGCTTTATTTGGACTTAGAATCTCTAGGTCAAACGTTAATAAAACTATGTCTATAAACGCTAGAAACACCTACAACGATATGAGAAGTAGGTCTTCTGATAAGATTATAAGAGATAAAAATTTATTGATTAACGAGATGAAGAATAATCCTGATCTTGATAACGATCTAAATATAATAGCTGATCTTATGGCAGGGGCTAGACTTAACAAGGTTGCAGGTAGTGATACTAAGGCTATACTTAAAGGTATGGGGGTAAGTGATGTTGTTATAGACCTAGCTTACAATAGAATGCTTAAGAACTATAAGCAGGATGTTTTAAGTGTTGATGCGAAATAAAAATAAAAACACCTAATATTATTAATTTAATATGTATCTTTATAATGTTTTATAACTTTTTTGTTGTTTAGCGTTTTGGTTAATTGATGGGAGGGGTGGTTCCCTCCCTTTTTTTATATATAATATGGAGATAGGGATACAGCTAATTCAGGGTATATTGTTTGGTATTAGAACGTTTGAGGCAAACGAAGATATACCATACAACGAAGTCCAGCTATTTGCTGGACCTCTATGCATATATATTATATGGGATTAAGAATCTATTCCATAAGGGCATATAACATTAAAATAAGTTTCGTCTAAATTTTTTATCTCAAGGGCTAATTCTTGCCACTTACTCTCACCTGCTTCTCTAGTCTTAAGATCCAATGGAGTCCCTGTACCCATGTTAGACCATATAATAGAGTTTTCATTTAATAGCTTATCTACTTTTGACTTAACAGACTTGTTAGTGTAGTAGGGACTTGTACCATCTTTTCTTTGCTTCATATCTTTAGTATCCAGTTAATAATTTAAGTACGTCATCAATAGCTTTATGTCTATGGTTATCTTCTAGTATCACCTTGTAGACATGATTACTATCTTTTATCTTATGAACGTCATCTATAGCTGAGTTGAGTTGTGATGCTAAATCTATCTGTTGATTATCTCCACAAAATATCATAACAGAATCTTTACCTAATCTACCTAATGCCATCCTTAATTGTGGCTTAGTTAAGTTCTGAAACTCATCTATTATAACTACTGCGTGATCAAACGTTCGACCTCTAAAGTGAGCTAAAGAAACCAACTCAACTTCTTCATTCTCAACCATTTTTTGAATCTTCTCAGGCTTGTTATAAACCTTACGCATATTCGACATGATTGGTACAAGCCAAGGCTCTAACTTCTCCTTCTCATCACCAGGAAGAAACCCATTATCCTCTGTAGCTATAGTAGGTCTTGTAATGATAATCTTGTTGTATTGCCTCTTAAAGAACATATCTAAAGCTATTTGAACAGCTAGAAGCGTCTTACCAGAGCCAGCCTTACCAACAATAAAGTTGAATGCATGGTTTAGTATCTGCTCCTTAGCTATCTTTTGCTCTTCAGATAAGGTTATGTTAAACTTAACATTACCCTTTGGTGGTTGCTTCTTTTTGTTATCCATACTACGAGCCACATGCTTCACAGTCTTCATCATCTATACTGCATGCTTCAGGCTGATCTGTTTCTTCTAAATCTACTATCCAAGACTCAAAAGTATCGTTTTTAGACTCTTCTGCTCTTCTTATAGCTTCTTTCTGCCAATCTTTTAAATCTTCATTCATTTCTTTTTATTTTTAAAGGTTCCCCTATCTAGTATGGATTCTATTGTTGCGTTAACTTCTTTTTGATTCGATGGGATGTATACGTCTAAGTTTTGATCACTATCATGTAGGTATTTCAAAAACAATTTGAATCTCATACTAAACACTGGGGTTCTTAATCCTTTGGTTTCTATTATAAATCCTGCATCTAAGTTTATGAAATCAGGTGTGTAAGATATGTTTCTTACGTTACCAGTCATCTCCTTAAATACTTTCTTTCCTTTAGTGGTTCCTTTATCCATAAGGAGACCCTCGAACTTGAATTTCTCTACAAGCTCGAAGGTCTTGCCCTCATACTCATGGGGGATTTTAGCTTTATTTAAGGCTCTATAGCAATACAACTCTAAGCCTGAGGCGAATGTAATTCCATCCTCAGTATGTTTCTTAGCTTTAGTTATCTGCTTACCTTTTCTTCTCTTGTATCGCATGATGGGAATTTACGAAATAATTATTTCTTCCCTCGATTTCTAGCACGATTATTTTTCTGTGACTCCAAGACTGTACCTCCACCTTTAGTGTGAGATACATCCTTACCATCACCCTTCTTGCCTTTTTTCTTATTCATAGCGTTAAGAAAAGCTCTGTAAAGTTTTCTAGATAAGCTAGCACCATACTTAGCGTTATACTTATCCTTCTTCTTCTTAGCGTCAGGGTTGTCTTGATAGAACTTAGCACTCTTACTATTTCCTACCTTAGTCCCTGCTAATTTATTTCTAGCCATATTATAATTATTTTATAACACGCAAGATACAAATTATTTCTTTTCCTTTGGTTGGTCTACCATACCAAATATATACTTAGCTATCTTCTCTGTATTATCTAACAAAGACTTAACATTCTTAGATGTTGGTAGACTTGAGGCTAGTTCTACAGCCTTAGCTCTCATTTCGCAGTCAAACTTTAAGTACTTGTACTGCTGTTCTTGATCTTTCTGAATCTTGTTCATGTCTAAAATTTAATTATAGTTAGTAAATCTAAATCTATATAAAACAGGAGTTCCCTATCCCATATAGATCCTGGTCGTGGGTTCTTCATGCCACCCCACTCAACTGTGGCTTTAGTTATTTCCTTCATCCATATATAGCCTATACCATCTTTAAATCTCCAGGCTATACACAAAGGTAAGTCTCTAGTTAAGGCTTCTTTCTGGCAGTGTTGTATCTTTCGTACAGAAGTCCTAACCCTTTCTATATCACTCATATTAAGACTCATTGTTTTTATCTCACATAGAGATACAACCTTCATAGTCTTATTATCTATTATCTCTGCATCTACTGGAGCGTACCTATCTAATTGCTTGAAGGTTAGATCCTTACCCTCTAGTAGTATACGAAGAGTTTCCTCTTCCCTTACTCTATCAGATTCTTTTTCAAACTTAGGCTCTTTCTTCATTTGACTTACCGTTGACATTGTTGTTAAAATTCCACTCCATCTTAGCATCCATGTCCTCCTTCATTATCTGAAGCAGTATTAGATACCCAGTTAAGTCTAAAAGATCGTTGTCACTATGATAAACGTTGTTATTTTTTATTCTATTAAGTTTATCATTTATCCTAGCTTGAATAGCGTATAAAGGTTCTACGTCAAATAACACACCCTTTTCAAATACTGCGTTACCATATGCTTCATTCTTTTTTACTAACAAGTCTCTTATCTCGTCACACTTAGCTTTAATTTTTTCTTGCATCTCTTTTCTTTAATTGTTTATACTCTTTTTTCTTTTCGCAAGCACAACTTCGCTTACATGTATTCTGTACTTCATCCTTAGGTATCTGCTTAAAACCTTCAAGGTCATACCTCTCTTGATTGATATTCTTAGCATTCTTGAAATTATTCCAGCCATTTTTTATCTCTCTTATGATTAGTGAAATATGTTGTATCATCTCTTACCTCTTATGCGACCTCCTGGTCTTTTAATTATACCTCCAAGTCCATTGTACTCAGACACATCTTTCATGACCTCACCACAATTGCAGATAGTTTCAGGATTTATAACCTCTCCATTAACTATCTTAATGGTGAACTTGGTAACCTCTACCTTGTTGTCACATTTTTCGCAATACATATCCATAGTAATTATTTTTTATTAGTAAATGCATTCATAATTACTGATAAAGATAACACAGTTGATATTATAATTATAATGTTTTGAATCATAATTGTTTCTTTATTATTTCAAAGCCAAGGGTAGAGTGACTTAATCTCTACCTTTGACACTGACTTGCCTACAGACCCCTCCGTAGGACTTTTTCACTGTATGCCCAACTCAAGTATGGTACTCACTTATAAGTCTTTGTAATGAGGCTTATTCTTATTGTGGTCTAAAATCTTTAGACTATCTTTCTTTATCTTTATAGTAACCTCGCTTAGTTCGCAATCTTCTATCATCATACTAAAATGAGTCAACACTTCAAATACAGACTTATCTCTAAATTTTATAGAGTTAGGTTGTCCGTTATCTTTTCTAGTACTCATATCTGTTAAAGTTCCCTTGTAATACATACGTAGTTTAGTAAATATCGTGAGACATACATAAGAATTTATGACTCACAACTTTAGTTATCTTTATTTCTATACCAACCTTAGACTTGTGCTTGTAACCTAAAGAGTTTATGAATCTTTTGTTTTTTTCTAACTCTGAAGGCTTTAAATCTGTAACGCAAGTCTCATGCTTAGCTTCATTCCACTTCTTAGACTTAACCTCTACACCTTTACTCATCCTAATTGTCCTCCACTTATAGTATACTGTCGCATGGTGTATTTCTTTTCTCATACATCTTTTTTTCTTTAATAATATACAACTCCTCTTTAAGTTTACTATTCATAACTTTTAGCGATGTGATAGTGAATTTTAATTCAGAGATAAGATCATCTTTAAATGATTTACTACTACCAATTTTTAACAAGACCTCATCATGAGATTTAGCATCTAACAAAAGATCTCTAACCATTTCATTCAATGCTTTAAATAGCTTAAGGTATTGCTTATCATGTATTAAACAATTATCGTGTAGCTTTCTGTAGTGTATTACACTAGAGTGATGCTTCTTAAATATTGAACATATCACTCTTAAAGGAAAGGGAAAGTGTTTTAATATAATATTAGACAAACAAGCGTTAGTCTCTACAATATTTCTTTCTCTCGTTCCAATACTCATAAACTCTACATTCCTATATTCGTAAGCAAACTCAAATAACTTTTGAATTATTACAGTTTCGTCTTCGCTTATCTTTAACTCATCAAAATGATTAGTTGCTTCTTCTATTGCGTTAGCTATTCCTATTTTCATATGTCTCTTATAATTTTATTAATAAACCAAAGTATAAATACACATCCTACTATAAAGTTAGATGTAGTTTCAAAATCCCACTCCATAACTTAGAAGGCTTGAGATGTTTCTATACCTTGAACTGGCTTATAGTCGTTACCATAATCAGTAGGGTCACTGAATCTAGTGTACTCCTTCTCAAACCTAAGAGGTAAAGTACCAGTACCTATATTCCTACCCTTAGCAAAGATAAGGTCAACCAATCCCTCTGTAGGGTTTCCATTATCATCCTGCATAATACCATAGTATTCTGGTCTATACACAAGCATAACAATATCTGACGCTTGCTCTATCTCTCCACTCTCTCTAAGGTCAGATAGCGTAGGTCTTGAACCCTCTCGTCTATCCACACCTCTACTAAGCTGAGATAACGCTACGATTGTTATGTTTAATTCCTTAGCTATGTTCTTAAGTTCACGAGCCACCAACGCTACCTCTTGCTCTCTAGAATGCCCACTACCCTTAACTAACTGGAGGTAATCAACCAACACAAACTTAACATTCTTTGTGATGACGTACTGACGTATCTTATTGAGTAGGTATCTAAGTGAGGAGTCCTTACACTCATCAACGTATAACTCAGTCCTTTCTAGCTTACCTATAGCAGTATCTACCCTAGCCAACTCATCATTCTCAAGCGTACCCTTCATGATGTATCTGTTATTAACTGAACTCTCTAAGGATACTAACCTCTGTAGTAACTGAGTATCCCCCATCTCGTATGAGAATACTGCCGAAGGTATACCTGCCTTAGAGCAATTGTAACAGAACGCTAAACCTAGTGATGTCTTACCCATAGAGGAAGCACCACCTATAACTATAAAGTCAGTCTCTTGCCAACCACCAGTAAACTTATCTATTGATTGAAACCCAGTAGGTACACCAACCATATCATCTGAGGACATTCTTTTTTGTATATCATCATGCAATACCTTAAGTTGTTTCTTAATATCAGGTATATCACTACCCCTAACCTCTGATATAGGCTTAAGTTCTGTCTCTATGTAATCTAATACCTCAAACAAGTCTTCATCCTTGTTTAATTTATTGTGAGTTACCTCAATTAACTTCTTTAATCTTATCTTCTTCTCCTCTTGCGATAAGAAAAGAATCATGTGTTCTGTATTGTAGTGGGTGAAGTCTAAGGAATAACACTCAGCTATACGATAAGTTGCCATTGAATCGCTAACAAGTTTATTTAGTATAACTAAATCTACCTTTTCTCCTAAGTCTAATCGTTGCGATACTACCTTGTATATTTTTCTATTAAGAGGATCGGTAAACATACCCTCAGTCATTAGGCTATGATTATTATAGTATTCTTTTGGCAAGGACATTATACGACCAAGCAACCTTTTCTCCATGTCTATATTATCTGTCATCAGTTACGTATTTTGGTTGTATGTATCGGTTTGTTTTCTTCTTAGCATCCTCACTAAGAACTATCTCGCTCTCCCATCCTCGTTGGTTTATCCAAGTTCTAGGATTCTTTCTGTACTTCTTATCAGGCGTAGACTCTACGTAATTCTTAACTCCATTAATAGCTTTACCCATATCCTCAAGGGTTAACCTCATAAAGGATACCCTAGTATTTTTTTGGTCTACCCTCTTGTCATACATAGACCAGAACATATCAAAGCCTTTAGACTTTCTCTCATCCTCATCTTTATCTGCTTGTTCGCTCGTAAACCTAGCATCTTTTACAGCAAGGTAGTTGTCGATATTATTAAATGTACTTTGTGATTCAAATTCGTTGTTGTATATAGATTTATATACAATACCTTTAGAATGGAATAGTATATACCTACCATCCATCTCTATAAAATCAATGTTGTCTATATTGATTATGTCGTTGTCGGATACTCTTAGTCTCATAGCGTTGGTTTGGTTTAGGTAAAAAAGAGGGGCTTTTACACCCCTCTGTAATCATAACTTAAAATGGTAAGTCATCTGCCTTTGAAGTTGTAGTCTTAGCTTCAGGCTTAAAGGTATCAACCTCTACATAGTGAGTCTTTCCGTACTCATCAGCACCACCACGTTTCTTTACTACCTTTAGTTTAACGTATTTATCTCCGTTATACTCGAACATAAAGTCCTTAGCATCTGTACCTAATTTTGTTAGGTTTAATGAGAAGTTTACTAAGTCCCCATCGAACTTTTCTACTCCGTTTCCAATGTAAATTTTTTCTGTCTTGTTACTCATAGCGTTTAGCTTTAAATAAAATAATTAATAAGTGCCTCTCTTTCTGATAATTCTAAATACTTAGCGATCTTTAGTAAGTGTTTAACTTTAAACTCACTTGGATTGTCTATGTACTTATATAGGGTAGGTCGGCTTAACCCCATTCTTTCTGAAAGGAATATGACAGTAATGCCTCTTTCCTTTAATATTTGTTTTAAATTCATAACGTATCTGTTATTAAGTGTTCTTCAACAACCTCTTCGTTATCTATAAAAAATCTTCTATAGGTATCGAGTAGGTACTTGTACTCATCTCTACCCCTATCCATAAACTCTTTACCTGCATAGAATATAGAAACGTTGTAAGGCATAGTCTTCTCTTGTGTTATAAATATGAACTCATCACATCCAAAACCATCTGAGTAAAATGCTGATTGTCTATCGTAACCATACTTCCTGCAAGAACCTGAGAAACCATGTAAGCTACCATCTCCAGTAGTTTTGAGGTCAATAAGTGTCTTACCATTACGATAATCAGCCTTACCTTTACAGAACACACCAGTGTCATCATCCTGCCAAGCGTTAGCTATCTCTCTTTCTCCTTCAGATACAAGCAAATCTCTAACTTCTTTATGAGAGAACAACACATCCTGCATACGCATTATTTGTTCGTACTCCTTGGTAAGAATGATAGTGGGTGCTTTAGAGTTCTCTGCCTTAAACTCTTTATATCCTTTAGTAGTCCTTGTAGCTGAGTCAAATACCTTAACCTTGTCGTTAAACTCATTAGGTTCTAACATAGCTACATGGTATGCTCTCCCAAAGATCATAGGGAAAGTCTCCGTTCTCAAATGAGGATTATCCCTCATAAGTTTGTAGGTACGTACATCTTTCTTTATCAACCCCAACTGCGAGTTCGTAACAAACTCGTAGTCGGAGTAATAGAAAGAGTCATCCTCTATCTTCTTTATAAAGCTATCTAAGTTCACTACGAAAGTGTATTAGCAATCTTCATAAATTTCCCTAGATTTTCTTCTTGAGATTTAGTAAGAGTATAACCACTCATTTTCTGCTGAACAACAGCACCTTTACCATCTTCTATAGCCTTAACCATAGCTTTGTATTGACTGTCTGATAATTTAGGCTTAGATGCAGGCTTTCTTGTAGTTGTATTACCTTTTACTGCCCCATTACCATCGTCATCTCCAGTAACTACACCAACAAAAGATGCAAGTGCATACCTTCTAGCGTAAGAGATAGCTGAACCAACACCATGAGCGTCTTCCTTAGATGGAATGTACATGGTAGATGAGATAAATTCTCCACTTGAGTGTGATAAGATTGTTGTTAGCCCACCAACATCTGTAGGCATTTGAATGATTGATAGTTCGTTATCAGCAAGTAGCTTGCGAACTGAATCCCATACTGAACCTAAGTCAGCGTAGCTTGATTTAAAGAAAGGGTTCTTTGAGTTTTCTTTAGCAGGTCTTAGTTGAGCCTGCACTTTCGATAAGGCAAGGGTTAAGTTGCCAATTGTTTCTGATTTCTCCATTGTTTTGGTTTGATTAAATTAACTTTATATATGCAAATATAGTAAACTTATTTTACTACTGCAACACTTTTAGTAAAAATATTTAACTAAAACCCAGTATTTCGTAATTTAGATGTACTGGGAATATATTTTTTACAATGCTCTGTAGTGATAGTAGGTAATCGTATGCTTCTTGTTCATCTTCGGTAGAGTAGAAAGATATGATAGTGATGCCATTACTATTTGGGCTTATCATACACTCTTTAATATTAATATGTTCTACATCGCTAACACTTAATACTACTATATTTTCTGAGTCAGTAAAGTACTTGTATTTAATATCCTTATCTCTAAGGCATTTAGTTATAGCCTTAATGTATGGATGTTTAGAAGGCTTTATCCTCCCATTCATCTTGTGGTTTATTCCTTGTTCTTTTAACAAGTTTGCTATAATTTCTTGTTCGTATTCCATCTACCTCTAATATAAATTGTTCCTCAGTCATTTCCTTAGACATAAGGTAATTAAGCTCATCATTATCTAGTAGGTCTACGTAACGTATTATAGCGTAAATTTTCTTTCTCCTACTATAAGCACTAAATGATTTGTCAAATTCTTTTTTCAATATACGACTTTTAGATATATCTAAAATATTTTCTTCAATAGGTTTTATGTATTTCTTCTCAACCTTAGTGTACTTAATGTATGTAGAGCAAGGGTTTTCCTTGCCCTCCATCCAGATCTGGTCAACATCAATTGTCTTTACTTGATTCTGCATCTTTAATTTGTTTAAGTTCTTCTTCTAGTTCTTTAACTCTTTTCTCTAAGGCTTGTATCCTCAGTATATTAAATTCATTACTGCTCATTGCTATATACCTTTAGTGTTTTATTAATCATTCCCTCTACCTCATCATACTTATCATTGAAGTAATCTTGGGCTTCATCTAGGTACTCTCCATTATTCCATATATCTTCTATATTGAAACTTTGTTCTACCATCATGTGTGCTATATCAGATATAAATTCCATATAGTCTGAATTGTTTATGTGTATCTTAGCCATAATTTCTAGTTGTTTGTAGGTTGTAAATCTTCAGAGAATATATCAATGGATAGCCATATCTGTTCCATTGTTGCATCATTTGTTAATGACTTGTATAAGATGTCTTGTGCAGTATCTTCATCGCAAATATATCTATGCTTAACATCTGATACATTCCATAGGTTATCTACAAAGTATCCCTCCTTTCTTAACACTTCTTTTGCTTGTTCTACATTCATAATTTCTAGTTGTTTTCTTAACACTTCTTTTGCTTGTTCTACATTCATAATTTCTAGTTGTTTTGGTTTTTAATAAATTCTACTACTGCTTGGTACGTATGGTCAATCTTTTTATCAAATGATATATTAGCGATGTTGTTAACTATCTCTTTCTGATTATCAGAAATCCTTGTGCCGTATTGTAGTATATCAACATCATATCTTTCATCACTTTCAATCTTCTCCACTACAGGCATAAGCCAATCCCAAGATTTGTGGTATTTTGAGTATTCAGAAACACCCTCCATTACTTTTTCCTTACTATCTTCTGTTATGTAGTAAAATGGTGCATCACTCCACGAGTGTACATTATTCGTTGATAGTATCTGAGCATCAAGCCCCATAAATTCTGCTATAAGGATATTACCTATTTTAATATCGTGCTGCTTACTACTTTCTATTGCATCTTTACTTCTTAAATCCATCTTCTTTATCTTTAGGTTTAACATCTTTGGTCTTGAGGATAGTGAATTGATGTTCTCTATTTAATGCTCTCTCGTGCATCTCTCTTTGTATCCTGCTACTCTCTGCGTATGATTCTCTCATAGCTATAAATAATTCTTTCATCTGCCCCATAGTGTTTAGTTGTGTTGGTTGATAATAGTTTGTTCAAGTTCATTGACTGCATCTACACTAAGGTAGTCGCATATAAAGTCAGTAATGTCTACTGCGTTCATAGATGTTTTGCAGTGGTACATCAAAGATTCTAGTTCAAAATGTTCTCTTGAGATGTGTGCGTGGGCTATTACCTCATAGGTTTCGCCCTCGCTAATGGTTTGTGTAATGTTCATAGTGTTTTGGTTTGGTTTAGATTGCAAACATAGTAAACTTATTTTACATATACAAATAAATTTACACATTTATAAAATTAACGCTTGACAATATCATTTATTTATTGTAACTTCGTACCCTAATGTAACAATGGAGTATAATAAACCCTTTAAAAATTATTCAAATCTCTCTCCCTAAATTCGGCAATGTCCGACTCATGGAGCATCGTTGCAAGGAGGAATGTCCGAATTTATAAAGGAGGCTACTCACGTTACCTTGATGTATCAAACCCATATTATGTTCTGTAAGTTCATACTTAGTTTTAGTAATAGTATGCTTCAAATTGTTCTTTTAAAGCCCTACCCTCTCTTGTGTTAAAGCCATAGCTATGAGTGGCTATCCCACTACTTATAGGTAGTGGTCTATTCTCAACCATAAAGAAGAAGATGTCCTCTGCTTTTATATCGTGTAGGTTTGCAAGTTCTCCACAAGCATATTCCATATTGTCCATATCGTGTACTACCTTACCATAGTTATCCATAAGGTATTTGTGCATCTGTTTTGCTTTCATAGTCTTAGTGTTTATAAGGGTTAGGTTAATTATTGGAAACATAATGTAAGGAATATTCTAGTAGGGTATTGTATCCTGCAAATTCAATTAGTAATTCCGATCTGATTAATGATAGTGAAATTTCTACCACCTCATCTTGAGGTAGTAGCATTTCTGTATGGTTGGTTAGCCATTGTTGTCGCATAGTCTTAGTCTTCTAATTCAATTAATTTTCCGTTTACTTCTTCATACTGCAAGTCATCCTCACACTCCCATTCTGTCCAATAGTAGTAGTCAGCTTTGTAGTAGTCTTCAATTAGCCAATCATCCGTTAGCCTACCCTCTGATACATCTTTGTCGTACTCAAGATTACCCTCTTTCTCTACCTCTCTAAGATGCTTAATCATATCTTTCTCATACTTGATGTACATTTGTCCATCTTGTATGCAGTATCCATCATTCATACCCTCTCCTGTAATATCGCATTGTCTAGCGTATAGTATTCTCTCTGTTGTTTCCATTCCATTTAATTTAGTTCTTAGTTTATTTAACTTAAATTCAGCACTATATAAGCCTTTTGGAATAGGCTCTAAATTTATGCCTAGTCTGTTGATTTTTTCTTTTACTTCTGATTGCTCAATAGCGTATAAAATACCTCTAATTTCATCGTTTGATAATTCTACTTTCATAGCCTTAGTTGTTTTGCTTGTTAAGTTCATCTCTTAATTTAATTGCGTGGAGTAATCTCCAATGCTCATCATTTGTACCCTTATCTGATATATAGTTGATAAGTTCTTGTGAGGAATTACAACCATTAATGATTGCATTCCATTCTCTGTTTAATGATAGTGGTGTACGTATCATCTTTGCTTGTAGGTAACCGATTGTTGTGTAACTCATAATTTCTAGTTGTTTATCTTAGTTAATTCTCTATTGTCTAGTGTCATTGTCCACGAGTCTATATTGATTGCTACAACATCTTTAGGTAAGCCTTGCCACTCTTTAGTGTAGTACTTATCTAGGTTGTTAATCATATTGGACTTTCTTCTCTCGCAATCCTCTAGCCTTGCACTAGAGTAAATTGTTTGAGTTCCTATGTTATCCCCAAAGTCTAGGAATAATTCGTAATGTTTTTCTGTTGTAGTTGTCATA